TACATCATATACTGATGTTGACATAACAGGTTATACATCTTATACAGATGTAGATCACGTAGCATAGGAGAAAAATGGCATCAAATTATAATGCATTAGGTTTCAACTTAATGACCACTGGTGAAGACGCTGGTACATGGGGAGTTAATACTAATAAAAATTTAAATTATCTCAGAGATATGTTTGGTTATATCACTATCGCCATGACAGCTGATAGAACTTTAACTATTCCAGATAACTCTACTGATCCAAGTGGTTATGATGGTAGAGCAATGATTATAGAATGTACTGGAGCTCTGGGAGCGAATAGAGTTCTGGATATTGCTGAACAAGCAGGTTCAGGGTCCTCTCCTGGAGGAACAGCAGATATTTTTAAACCTTTTATTGTCTATAATAATACTTCAACTGCTTATACTTTAACTTTTAAAGTTACAGGTGCAACAGGATTTGAACTTAAACAAGGAAAAACATATTTATGTTATCATAATGGAACAGATATTATTAATACGGATCTAGGATCAGGTGGAACTGCTTGGCAAACCGTTAAAACAGATTCAGATTCTCCTATTACATCAGTTTCAGGTGAAGGATATTTTTTAAATACAACAAGTGGGGTAATAACAATTAATCTACCTACGTCCCCCGCTCTTGGAGATGAAATTAGATTTAATGATTACGCCGGTACATTTGATACAAACAATTTGACAGTGGGAAGAAACTCACATAAAATACAGGGTGCCAGTGCAGATTTAGTTGTCGCAACGGAATTTGCAGCTTTTGGTCTTGTTTATGTGGACTCAACTCAAGGATGGTTATTAACGGAAAAATAATATGACAGATTACAAAGCTATAAAATATGATTTTAGTGGAGCAGATTTAACGGGTATAGTACTACCACCTACCATAAGTGAGATTTCCCCAACTTCCTCAACCGAAGATAATTTACCAATTGCAATCACAATTACTGGAACAGGGTTTATCGCTGATTCAACTGTTAAGTTTATAGGGGCTAGTGGAACTAGCGTCTCGGCGCCAAGTGTAACTTTTAATAGTGCTACAGAATTAGTAGCTACAGCTCCTACGGGAGTTGGTGGTGTTAACGAAGACCCGTGGGATGTTCTAGTTGAAAATCCTGTTCAAGGACAAGGAGACAATTTATTTACAATTGATGATAACCCAATTTTTACTACAGCAGCAGGAACTCTTGGAACTATTATTGATTCAGCACGAACAGCTCCAGCTTATACTTTAAGTACGGCTGCCGCTACTGATCCTGAAGGAGCATCAATAACTTATTCACTAATTTCACCTGGACCCGCGGTTTCACCAGGTTTAGCATTTGACACTACCAACGCGGCTATTACAGGAAATGCTGATGCTGTTGGAGGAGATACTACAACTACATTTACAGTAAGAGCTACAGCAGGAGCACAAACTGCCGACAGAATTTTTTCAATTGTAGTCGCAGCACCCGTTCAAACTTATTTTACTACAGCAGGAGCAGCAACCGAGGCAATTGCCTTTACAGCAAATATTAAAGTTTTAGTTGTTGGCGGAGGTGGTTCAGGAGACGGGCAAGGTCACGACGGTGGCGGCGGAGGCGGAGGACTAATCGTTCATCCATCTTATGCAGCTACTCCACAAACATATGGTTATTACATTGGATCTGGAGGACCAAACGGGTCTAGTGGAGAAAATTCAAATTGGGGAGTAAATACGGAACCAGCGAGCACAACTTCAACAATATTAACAGGACTAGGGGGTGGTAAAGGTAACGCTTCAGACGGAGGTTCTGGAGGTGGTAAAGCTCACTCTGCTGGATCTGGCGGTGCTACACTACAAGCTAACTCACCTTTAATTTCAGCAGATGCAAAAACTTACGGCTTTGGAAATGCTGGCGGAGCAGCTCCTTATAGTAACCCAGCTCACCCATCGGGAGGTGGTGGTGGAGCCGGCGCAGCTGGACAAGACGGTCAAGGAGGATCCACGGGTGGAGCAGGTGGAAGCGGAAAAGATGTAAGTACAGATTTTGGAAGTGCTCAAGGTTCACCAGGCGGACACTTTTCTGGTGGTGGCGGCGGAGGTTGTCATAACGGTGGAACCGGCGGAAATGGTGCTAATGGCGGTGGAAACGGAGCCGGAACTGGAAACTCAGGACCAGGAAATGCAGCAACAGCCATAACTGGATCTGGAGGAGGAGCAGGAGCTGCTGGAGGAAATGGTGTTATTGCCATTGCATACTAATGACATTACAAGAATATTTAAATTTAAAAGCTACGGGTTATCATCATGATGAATATAATCAGGAAATAACAATTGCAACTAAAGTAGGAACTCAAGACAAAATTCAATTAGGAGCACTAAAATCTTTTTTAGATAACGGAGCTTCTGTAGCCGATACATCAAAATTGTCTTAAATCTAGACAAAGAAAGTAATATAGTTTATAACAGTATGATAAATGGAGAAAGATACAGATGTTTAATTTTTGTAAGCCCAAAGGACCCAAAGTAACTTGGTGGTCTGATATAGAGAATTTAGAAAAGATTTGTCCACCTGTTCCAGCTAGACAATTTATTCCTGAATGGTTTAAAAAAATAAAAGCATCAGAATATGGCGATAGATCCAATGTAAAACTCTGTCCTTCCTTTATGCAGTATTTTTCTATGGGATGGGTTATGCCATTATGGTGTGATCTTCAAATGGGTATAGATTCTGTAGGAAATGTTTTTTGGGAATCTCCTCATGCTAAGTTTAGATTTGAGTTTCATAGAGAATATCAATATAAAAACCATCTTCCTCAAAAAGAACAAGACCAACTTGCCTGTGTTATTAAGCCGATTTCTCCTTGGCATGTTAAAATATCCAAAGGATGGTCTTTATTACAACTGCCCATGACTTATTATTTTAATGATGATTGGTATGTATTAACTGGAATTATTCCAGCATCAATATGGCATGAAACTAATCATCAAATTATAATTAAGAAAAATTTCTTTAAAGGAATAAAGCCAACCAATGAAAAACATGATTCAGGAAATATAAAAAGAATTATTCCGAAAGGTACTCCCCTTGCTCAATATATTCCTATTCCTGATGATTATACAGGTGAAGTGGTTGAAGAGACAGAAGAACTAAAAGAACTTGAAGATACTGCCCATTTAATGATTGGTCAAAAATTTACAAAAAGATATGCCACAATGACAAAGTGCCCCTATGTTAAAAAATAATTTTTTAGATAATAATGTATTTGAAAAAATAAAGAATGTTATTATCTCTGATAAATTACCCTGGTATGCTCAAAAAGGTTTAGCTAGTGCCGATGATGGTGAAGTTTTATTTACACATGTTCTTGTAGATGAACATCAACAAATTATAAGCAGTGCCTATAAAGATATAGGTCAACCCTTACTAGACAAGGTAAAAGAAATAGAACCTGACTTTTTTCGAGTGCTACGTATGAAAATAAATTGTTATCCTAATCAGACAAAAGTAATTAAATCAGATTTTCATATAGATTTACCTCGAGCTAAACATAAATCCCTAATTTTTAATATTAATAATAACAATGGCGGTACGGAATTTAAGAATCCTAAAATTAAGCCTTTTTTCTCTACAGAAAATAGTGCTATTATGTTTGATGGAAAAGAGGAGCATAGATCTGTAAGTCAAACTGACACACCTTATAGATGGAATATAAATTTTAATTATGAGTGCTAAAGAAAAAACTAACGTTATTGTAAATCAAGTTTTTGGGATCCCTGTATGGGTTACTGATCCTTATGAATTTTCCGATGAAGAAAAAAGACATTTAAAAAATTTTTTTAGTGATACGTCTTTAAACAAAGATAAAAATAAAACTTCTAAAAATAATTACATACTTAAAGATGAACCATTAAAAGATATAAAAAAATTTATTCAAGATAATTTAGACGCCTATTGGCATGGTTTATATGCTGTGGATGCACCTGTTAAATTAAGAATCACTCAGTCCTGGATAAATTTTAATGAAAAAAATACTGCTCATCATTCTCATTGCCATTCTAATTCTGTGATCTCAGGGGTAATGTATGTAGAAAATACTGCACCTATAATATTGGAAAGACCTCTACATTGGAATTTTTGTCCTCATTTAACTTTTAAATATACTAAAGATAATGATTGGAACACAACAGAAATGAGTATTAAAACTAAAAATGGGGTTTTAATTCTTTTTCCTTCTACCACTTTACATAGAGTAGCACCCAATCCAAGTGAGAATTGTAGAATATCTGTTTCTTTGAATACGTTTCCTGTTGGAAAACTTGGATATAAAGAAAGACTAACCGAACTTGATTTAAATGAATAAAGTAGAAGACTATATATTTATAAAGAATTATTTAAATGACGATCAATGTCAAAAATTGATTAGATTATGCAAGGATAAAGTTTGGGCTCCTCATCAATGGTATAATAATCAATCGGAAAGTTCGGAGGAAGGTGGCACAGACTGTACGGTAAGTGAGTCAGACATGAATATTGATGAAATGTTAGTTTCCGTTATGCAACAATCTCTTAAAGACTATCAAGAAAAATTTGCTCCTAAACATAAAAAACTTAAAAGATTTATTACTAAGATGACAAAAATTCGTTTGAATAAATATGAAGCAAATAAGGATATGAAAGTCCATATCGATCATATTCATTCTATTTTTGATGGTAAAGATAAAGGAATTCCTATTTTAAGTTTAGTAGGTTTATTCAATAGTGATTTTGAAGGTGGAGAATTTTACATTAATAATAAACAAATAGAATTTAATAAAGGAGATATTATGATATTTCCATCTAACTTTATGTATCCACATGGAGTTAAAGCTATAACAAAAGGAGAGAGGTATTCATATGTCGCCTGGGCGTTTTAAAATAGTTATTGTAGGAGGAGGTTCAGCCGGGTGGATGACAGCAGCAACGTTGGCTAAAGCTTGTCCCAATAAAGATATCACACTTATTGAAAGTCCGAACACTCCAACGGTTGGCGTAGGGGAAAGTACTATTGGTCCAATTAATAATTGGATGGGTTTATTAGATATTGAAGATGAAGATTTTATGAGAGCATGTGATGCTACTTATAAACTAAGTATTCGTTTTCAAGACTTTTATAAAAAAGGAGGGGGTGCATTTCACTATCCTTTCGGTAGTCCCGATACAAGAGGATGTTTAGCTGGAACCAATGAATGGGTCCTTAATAGAATTAAAGATGGAGATACTGAGCCCACTCATACTTATGCCGAATGGTATTATAGAAATATGTTATTAGTTAACAATAATAAAATGACTGATAACAAGGATGATAAATTTGTGGGTTTTAATTTTAAACAAGATGTAGCTTATCATTTTGATGCTATTAAATTTGGTCAATATTTAAAATCTAATCATGCTTTAAATAAAGGGGTTAAATATATTGTTGGTGATGTAACCGATACATTCGTAGATAATAATGGAATCAAAGAGATTATGGTAAATGGCCAACAACCTATTAGCGCGGATTTATTTATAGACTGTACAGGATTCAAGGCTCTTCTTCTAGATAAAGCTTTGAAAGAACCTTTTGAAAGTTATGAAGACATACTACCTAATAATTCAGCTGTTGCAACTAAAGTTCCATATAGAAATCATCGACAACAGATGGTTCCATTTACTAATTGTATAGCCTATGATAATGGCTGGATTTGGGAAATTCCGTTGTGGAGTAGAATAGGGACAGGATATGTTTATTCGGATAAATATATTTCTGATGAACGAGCTATTGCAGATTTTAAAGAGTATTTAAAAAAAGGCAATCATAAAATAGAAAACTCTGAATTTAAAACCATTAAAATGAGGGTAGGTATACACCAAAGACCCTTTGTTAAAAATGTATGTGCTATTGGTTTAGCTGCAGGATTTATTGAACCATTAGAAAGTAATGGATTATACACGGTCCACGAATTTCTGTTACAACTCTCACGAATATTACAAAGAGATACAATTTCTCGATTTGATAGAGATGCATTTAATTATAAATGTAAGGATATGTTTAGAAGTTTTGCTGAATTTGTCGCAATGCACTTTGCCTTAACTCAAAGAAATGACACACAATATTGGCGAGATATTCAAGAAAGAGAATATTGTAAGGATTTATATACAGGGAAACCTACTATTTACACTGGCTTTATGGATGCATGCAATAAAAGATTTAATCAATTTTATTATGAACCTACTCCAGGAGGATTAGATTGTATTGCTCACGGTATGCACTGGTTCCCAACAGATTGGATGAGCATTAAACATGCAAAATGTGGAATAGATACTACCTTTATGCATTCTGGTTGGGAGCGAGGTAAAAAACAAACTTTTGATGTGATTAAAAGACAAATGAAAGTGGTTAAAAAAATGCCTACGTATTATGATTTTTTAGCTAATAAAATTTATAAGGGAGGAAATGTAGGCACTATTAAACTAGGGAAAAAGAAGAAATGAGTAATAATGAATTTGTAAGAGTAATAGATAATTTTTGTCAACCTGAAAAATGTAAAAGATTTATTAAGTTATATGAAGAATTAGATAGAGCAGGTTTTACTATGAATAGAAGACAGAATTTTGCTCAAGACAAACAAGTAGCTCTTCATGAAGCACTGTACAATGGTTTTTCTCATGATATTCATGGGGATGCCGCTATTTCTAGGGAATTTGCAAAGGAATTTTTTAATGGCCCCTACAAAGAATATGCTGAAAAATATCATGTGTTAAATGACTATAGCGAGCATAGTATTAAATATATTAAGCTTCAAAAAACTTTACCGGGTCAAGGTTATCATGGTTGGCATTCCGAAGATGGGGCTAAAAATACAGTAAAAAGATTATTTACTTTCACCCTATATCTTAATGATGTTGAAGAAGGGGGCGAAACAGAATTTATATATTTAAGTAAAAGAATTAAAGCTGTTGAAGGAAGGATGGCCTTTTTTCCAGCTACTTTTGAATATGCTCATCGAGGAAACCCACCAATTTCTAATGAAAAATATATACTTACAGGGTGGGTAGAGTTCATCTAGGATCTTGAATATTGTCTGAAGATAGTGTATTTCTATGCTAAACAAGGGAAATCTATGCTACAAAAACTGGGTTTTTTACCTGGATTCAATAAACAAGTCACAGAAACAGGAGCTGAAGGGCAATGGTTTGATGGTGACAATGTCCGATTTAGATATGGTACTCCTGAAAAAATAGGAGGTTGGCAACAACTAGGAGCCGATAGTTTAACCGGTGCCACTCGTGCTCTTCATCACTGGGATGATAATGCAGGCATTAAATATGCGGCTCTAGGAACCAATAGAATTTTATATGTTTATTCAGGGGGTATATTCTATGATATCCACCCTATTAGAACAACTCTTACAAGCTGTACTTTTAAAAGTACTTCTACTGAAAAAACTGTCACCGTAACATCATCAGGAACTAATGGCTTAGGTGATGGTGATATTGTTATGTTTAACTTAGTGACCGGTCTTTCAGGATCCACTTTTACCGACGCTACTTTTGAAGACAAAAAATTTATGGTAACGTCCGTGCCTACTTCTACTACTTTTGAAATTACAATGGATGTAGCCGAATCAGGAACACCCTTAGCTGCAAGTGGTTCAGCTTCAGTTTTATGCTATTACACCGTAGGACCTGCTAAACAATTAGGGGGTTATGGGTGGGGAACAGGTACGTGGTCTGGAACTGCCGCAGGTCCAGCAACAACTACTCTGGCAACAACACTTCCTGACGATGCTACTACTGATGTCGTTTTAACAAGTTCGGCAGCGTTCCCATCAACAGGTGAAATTAGAATTGGAACGGAAGATATAAGTTTTACCGCCAACGACACAACAACCAATACCTTAAGCGGAGGAGCAAGAAACGTTAATGGAACAACAAGAGCGCTCCATACTGCAGGAGCAACTATCACTAATATTTCCGCCTACGTTGCATGGGGAGAAGCTTCTTCTGCGGACTTTACTATTGATCCCGGCTTATGGGTTCTGGATAACTATGGAACAAAATTAATTGCTCTTATATATAATGGATCATGTTTCGAATGGGATGCGACTGGGTCTACTTCTACAAGAGCCACGCGGATAGCTAATACTCCCACTGCATCACGTCATGTATTAGTATCTACACCAGATAGACACTTAGTATTTTTTGGAACCGAAACAACTATTGGATCGGGAGGAACACAAGATGCTATGTTTATAAGATGGTCCAACCAAGAAGAAATTACTGGTGCTGATTCCTATACTGTTACAGCGACTAATACAGCCGGCACACAAAGACTTGCAGCTGGCTCAGTAATTATGGGAGCGAAAAGAGGTCGAGATGCTATTTATGTATGGACCGATACGTCTTTATTTTTAATGACTTTTGTAGGACAGCCTTTTACTTTCTCCTTTGCACAAGTAGGAACTAACTGCGGTCTTATAGGAAAGAATGCAGCTGTAGAAGTTGATGGTACATCTTACTGGATGTCTGAAAATGGTTTCTTTATGTACGATGGTCAATTAAAATCAATGCCATGTTTAGTAGAAGACTTTGTTTATGATGGACTCAATTCAACTCCAAAAGACCTAATTAACTGTGGATTAAATAACTTGTTCGGAGAAATACAATGGTTCTATTGCAGTGCAGGTTCCGAGGTAGTTGATCGAGTGGTAACTTATAGTTATGGGGAAACCAAAATGCATAAGCGACCTATCTGGACGACCGGTAGCTTGGATAGGACTTCATGGGTTGATTCAGCAGTGTTTGATAAACCTCATGCATGTAACTATGATGGCAGCGATAATGCATCGTTTGATGTTACCGGCAACACAGATGGTATTACTGTCTACTATGAACAGGAAACCGGGACCGATCAGGTAGACACCGGTGGAGTTATTACAGCTGTACTTGGAAATATTCTTTCAGGTGATTTTGATATTACTCAAAAACGAAGTGCCCAGGGACAAATGATAGGCGCACCTGACCTTAGAGGAGACGGCGAATATATTATGAAAATAAGAAGATTCGTCCCTGATTTTATTACTCAAACAGGTAACACACAAATAAGTCTAATCACTAGAAACTTTCCCAATGATAGTGCTGTTACAACAAGCTTTACAATTACAACTGCTAGTGATAAGGTTGACACTCGCGTA